CGGTTGCCATGGGAAAGATTGTGGGGCGATGCACGACGCCGCCCCTCGCAAAAGGAACCAGGTGCCCGTGAGAGAATGCGCCGCCATGGGCAAAAGTCGGGAAAGAAAATCCGGCATTCCACGCGCCGATATCGAGCCCTGCCCCAAGCCCGGCCCCGCCGCCGCCCATCCCGAACATACCCATGATTTGCTTGAGTATGATCATTTTGAGCGTCGTAAAAACGATATCCTCGCCAAGCTTGCGAAGCGACGCACCGAAATCGCTACCCCGGATAGACGCCTCTAGAAAGCCGTCTACCGCGCCTTCTATACCCTTGCCCCACATTTCGTTGAAATCTTTGGTGGTCTGCTTTAGCGCCTCTTGGAGTTGCTGCCCGACGGATACCGTTGTAAGCTCGCTTTGTTTCTGGAATGCCTCAAGGGCTTCCATGGCCATCTTTGCGGCTCTTGGGAACTCCTTAAATTGAGACACTATCCCGGCAAGGGCGGCCTCATATTCGACATTGGAAAGCTTGCCACTCTCGAACTGATGCGAGAGTGAATCAAGGAGCTTGCTAATTTCAGAGGCCTTGATGTTTTGTAGCTCAGAGAATCGCGCACGCCATTTGTCTGTCCCCTCGGTGAGCCCCGCGATCTCAACTTCAAGCAGCCGGGCATAATCGGCGGCGCTGAGCAGCCCCTCGGAAAATTCCCAGGCGAGGTTGCTCCATTTCTCGCTGTATCCGCTTTCGGTTATGTTGGTGATTACATCCTGTACCCGTTTCCATTTCTCCGAAAGCGGGTCGAGGCCTTCCAGCATCTTTTGCAGCTCGGGCACAAAGGCGGCCCCGTCCTTGTCGAGATACTTTATTTCATCCTGTATTTTTTGGAGCTTGCCTGAAAAGGCCGCATCATCGATGTTGAGGCGCAGGTCTTGCAGCTTCTTCCAGTCTTCCGTGAGGGGCTTTGTCTTTGCCTGCATGGCGTCTATTTTTTCCATGTAGGCATTGCCGTCTTCTTTAAAGTACTTTATGCGGTCCTGGACATCTTGAACAAAAAGATCAAGCGCGGATTTTCCAGACTTGGCCCCGCCTCCGCCGCCGCCTTTTTTGGCTGCTTTACCGCCGCCACCGCCGCCGCCAATGGCGCGCCTTGGCTTTGGGGGGGGCGAGGTTGTCGATTCCTGCGTCGTTCGGTTTTTCAGTTCTTCCTCAAGCGCAGCGATTTTTGCACGAACCAAACTGGCCCCAGGGGCGGCCTCTTTCCGCATCTCTTCAGGCATTCCCCAGCTACCGCGCTCGCCGAAAGCCAACATGCGCCCTAGTTCCGTCCTTGTGCTTACGGCTTGAGATTCAAGCGTGACAAGCTCTTTCCTGAGGTTTTCAAGTTCGCTTTGAATATGGGCGGTGCTGGCGTTTTTAAAGCTATTATTTAGCCAATCTTGAGCCTCCGCCATATCCTCAGCCGCAATACGGGTTTTTTCACTCTCGATAATATACGCGCCCATGCTGGCAACTGCGAGCCCAATAGCCACTGTGGCCCCGACAGGCCCGGAAAGAGCAAGAGCAACAGCTTTTATTGCCCCCGCAACCGTCATTGCGCTCGATATCAGGCTGCTCAACGCAATTAGCAAGGGGCCAGTAGCTACTACGAGCGCAGTTATTTTTATGGTTGTATCGCTTAGCTCGATAGAAAATTTTCCAATAGCCTCACTCAATGCCGGCATATAACTTTCGGCTATGGTGACAAGCTTTGTCCCTAGCGGCTCAAGCGCCATAGCGGCTTGATTGCCCAGTATGCTCCACCGCTCGCTGAATGTCATTGTTTCCTTGGACGTTTCAGCGATTGTGCCGCTTGCGGTCTTGAGCGCGTCAACAAGCTCATTTATTTCTATTTTGCCCTCGCGTATAGCGATAACCAAATCTGCGCCCGCCTTAATCCCAAACATCTTTTTACCCAGGTCAAGTGCTTCGCCCATGCTACTAGCGCCCTTGATCTGTTCAATGATCTGCCTTAAAGCTTGGGATGTATCGGCGACGCCTTCATTTGCAAGCGCGACCAGCGCCTTTGAAAAAGATTTCATCGCCTGCTGCGCGTTTATTCCGGCCTTGTCCAAAGTCCCAATGAGGACAATGGACTCATCGAGCCCAAGGCCAAGAGTACGAAGCGCGCCTCCAGCGGCGGTTACGCCTTGCGCTATGGCGTCCATTCCCATACCGGTTGCTTGAGAGGCGAAAAACAGCTTATCTAGAACTTCTACACCCTGGTCAGCGCGTAAATTCCAGTTGTTTAGCAATTTACCGAGGCTGGCAATTGTCCCGCCCAAGTCGGTACCCATCATGCGCGAGGCGTCGAGTACCGCCATAGCAAGCGTTTGTAGCGTCTTCCCCGAGGCCCCGGTCATGGTGTTGAGGTCAGCAATGGCCTTTGCGCTATCATCGAAGCTCTGCGGGCCCAGAACCGCAATGGCTTTAAAATCATCCTTGAGTTCTTTCAACGCAGCGCCCGCCGCGCCTGTGCCTATCTTGATTGTTCTAAAAGCTTCCTCAACCTTCAGCCCAACGCCCATGGCGGTTGCGCGCAAAGCCATCAAGGGAGCGGTCACGACCGTGATATTTTTCCCAAGGTTCTTTATTTCCTTATTGACGCCCTTGATTTTTTTTTGTAACTCGCTTGTGTCAGCGCCAATAATCATATTGAGTTTTCCAACAAAAGCCGCCATCACTCCGCCTCCCTTCGTTTACGGCGTTCCTCTTTCCATTCCTGGATAAACTGCGTTTTGCCAAGCACCCGGCCACGTTTCCATATGCCCGCGATATCTTGCGGGGATATGCGCCGCTTCACCCACAGATTCATTATGGCCGCCGTGTGTATGGCCTGCTCGCGCCGGTCGAGCCAAACGCGGTATTGCCGCGCCTCGATCATGTCCATGAGTTCACCATTTGTAACGGTCCAAAGCTCCTCCCGGCGCAAGCCAAGAGGGCCAAGCGCATACAGGTACATCTCTTCACGCGCCTGCAAACGCTCAGCCCTCGTAATCACACGTTTTTTTCAGTGTCCCCCTTGCCATCATCGAGCAGAATATAGCGCCGGAAACTGTCTACCAGCTCGCTCACACACTCCATCGCAATGGCCCGCAGTGATACGTCGGAGTCATCGCAAAGCGCGCCGACTGCCTCAGGGGTAATGCTGCGCCGCTTCCCCAGCATACCGGCCCAAACGATTGCACGAAGGTCAGAGAATTTAAGCTTTGTCCCCTTTTCAAGCCGCTGGATAAGGTTAATAATGCTGTCGTCTACTTCGTCCTCGAGCGCACAGATTGCGTTTTGGCCATACTGGATTTCATACGGCTCGCCGCCTATGTTGATGATTCTCATCCCGAAACCACGCTCTTCGTAATCGCTCCGGTGCCCTGGGCAGAGACGGATACCTGGATTGCGTCTTCGGTGGCCGCCGAAACATCCCACTGCGTGATGTATCCGCTCAGGACATAATCCGGGCTACCGACAGTGTTTCCAGCCGGGCGAATATGGAAGGTGACCGGCGTTCCCGCCCACTGCGCGCTCTCGATTGCGGAATCCGCGTCCGAATTCGACGTATCAAAAAGAAGGGTAAAAGACATCGTGGCCTCGATCTGTCCGGGGAGATACTCCTTCCACTCTGTGGCGATGGTGCTCACGTCGATCGTGTTTCGGACCGTGGTCATGGTCCAGTCACGGCACGCCATGATCTGTGTGGGAACGCTGCTGATCTCTACCATTACGACGCTATTTTTGGATGCTACCTTTGGCATTTTTTATCACTCCGTTCGATCAATGTAGGTCCTAAAAACAACAACGCCGTGCATCCAGTCCTCATCCCTGAGAATCTGGAAACTCTCAAAGATGTAGACCTGCGCGGCGCTTTCCATGGCCGCCTCGACGGCCTGTTCGATCTCGATCACCTGCGACCGGCCACGGTATGAACTCCAAATATGCAGCCGAACCTCGACCCGGCGCTCTTCGTCGCTCATCACCCGGCCCTCGCTATCGAAGGTGTCACCGATGACAATATACGGGCCCGGCGTCTTCTCATCTGGCATATAATCAAAAACGCGCTCGCCGCCTAAAAGCGTCACAAGCGCGTCATTGCCCGTGAGCCGGGCGTAAATGTCCCTATACAGTTCTGCAAGCCTCACGACACGCCTCCTCCATCGCGCGGCTCATCTTGTCGTACACTTGCGGGGCCTTCGCCGCGAGGGCGGGGCCCATGAAAGGTTGCGCCGCCATCTTTCGCGTTCCGTACTCCACCGCGAATGCGTAATACTCTTTAGAGCCCGCCTTCTGCTTTTTTGTGGTACTCTTGCGCGTCCCCGCGTTGCGCGGGTAATCGGCCTCTACTTTCGCGGATATGCCTTTCTTCGCCAGCTTCACCTTGATCGATGACTTAAGACGACCGGTCCCGGCCCCTTTGCTGGGCTCACGTGTTCCTATGGGGGCTCGTGTTCTGGCGTCTTCAGCAACTACCTCCGCCCCGGCTTTTACGGCCTCGCGCAGCTTTTCCTGGACGATATCAGCCCCAAATTTATTTAGCTGATCGATAACCTCTTGAGAACCCTCAAGGCGGCCCCATGCGAAGACGGCCATATCACCGCACCTCCGTCACACAGTCCAGAATCAACCAATTCGCGACGGGGCGCGTTGTTTTCACCACCAGGCGACACCCCCGCCAGACGGCGATGTCTCCCTGTTGCACCTGCGCCGCGCCGGGGCGGATGATGATTTCATGCGTGCGAAGCTCCCGCGTTTGGTCCGCTATCACGTTGTCCCGAGCCTGTGTCACGTTGACTTGGGCATACGCCGCGCCGATGAGGGTTTCAGCCTCGGTATACCCGCCCATGAGGTCCTTTGTTTTTTGGAGGCGGTAGAATCCAACGCGCTCAGATAGCGCGCCCGCGCCTCTTGGAAGGGCCATCGTTCATCACCCCATCCCGGCGGCGGGGGAGATATCGGACACCTGACGCACCCAGACTTTCACCCCGCGCCACATGTCAGGCACCAACGAAAAGGGGACGCGCTCCTTGGCATATACGAAGATTACCGGCTCGCCACCGAGCTCACCTGTGCTGACGGCCACAAGCCACGGAGGGTCTCCGAGACTTTTCCGAAGCCCCTCTGCCTTTTCGTTTATCATGCCGCTCATGGGCTCACCCCCGTGGGAACGTTGCGATCAAGCCAAAGGAGCTGCTGCGCCGCGTTGGGAACTCCGCCGGTTTCTCTGTTTTGGTACCAGTTCGCCACCGTGAGCAATATGGCCTGTTTCCAGGTCTGCTTTACCGCCGGGGGCTCTTCGCCCTCAGCGGCAACAAGCGCAGTATTTAGAAACCCCTCGGCCCACTCACGCGCCGCAGTGATATAGCCGGATATCAGCGCGTCATCCTCGCTAAACTCCACCCTCATCTGAAGCTTTGCTTCTTCGAGGGTGACCGGTTCCGTCGCCATGCGCTTTCACCTCCGGGGCCCGCTTCGTGAACCCGTAAGCCTCCGCGTATGCCGCGCATTCATACGGGACCTCATGCTCTCCTATCTCGAAATCGCGCCGCCTGCACCCGTCGATATAGAACGTGAAAGGCTTTGCGACGTTGATCTTTTTCATCTCCACAGAATCACCCCCATTAAAAGTTTTGGGGGGCATAAGCCCCCCAACGGTTAAGCCGCGCACTTGACGAACTTGAGCGCCTCGCTGTTCAGGATCATGTTACCGACCCGCTTGGTCATGTAGAAATTGACATACGGCTTGTTGCTGTAGGGGTCACGCAACAGCCGAATCCCGGTCCGGTCCATGATGATATACGCCTCTCGGAAGTCACCGAAAGCGATGGGGATAGCACCCGCGCCCGCTGGCGGGAAATCGTCGTTATAGGTGTAGGGGAAGCCGAGGATGCTGTTAGGCTCGCCGCTCTGGAGGCCGGGCTGCCAGAGGTAGTTGTTCTCGTTATCCTTGAGCTTGCGGATAGCGGCTAGAGTCTGACGGTTCATCATCCAGCGCGCCTGCGGATAGTAGCGGCTCTTGAGCGCCGTGATAACGTCAATCAGCATATCCCCGAAGGCCGCAGAAGTCGCGGGGAAATCGGCGGCAACGCCGGTCGCGATGTGCTGGAAAGTCCCGAAAGCCCGCGTATCATCAGCCGTCGTTGCGGTGGTCACTGTAAGCAGGCCCTTGGGCTGTTTGGTCCCGGTCCCGGCAGTAAAGGCGATGTTCTCCTGCTTTGCGAACTCGCGAGCGGCGCTCTCCGCAAGCCACCCCTCGACATCAAAGAAAATATCATCAAGCGCTTTCTGCGTAGCGCTGGGCTGACAATAGATCTCCCCGAACACGGGAGAGACCGTGCTAAGGGTGGGGGTCTCGGTCACGGGCCGCGCGTCGGTTTCACCGACCCAGCCCGTGGTGAGTCCGCCGTTGTCAACGAGCTGGATAATGTCCTCGGTTCCTACAAGGCGCACATCGCAAACTGCCCGCATTGGAGAATCGGCGCTAAGAAGGGAGAAGATTTCACGATACATCTCCTGCGGCACAGCGTATCCGCCATCAGCGTCCACACCGACCTGTACCGCCTTCACCTGAAGGTCCGCCAGGCCGTCAGTCACACCCTTACGGACGAACTTCCCGAAAGCCGCCTTGTGCTCACGGTTAGCTACATCCTCGGGGGTGAGGTTACCCAGCTCGGGCCGGTTCGCCCTGGCCTCAAGCTCAGACAGCCTCGCCTCGCGGGCCTGGAGCTCCGCCTCAATTTTCGCCAGCTTCGCCTCAAGCTCGCCTGCCTGCCCGCTGCTCTTTTTGAGCTCATCGAGCCTCGCATCATTGGCGCTCTTGTACTCCGTAAATGCCTTATTAAGATCGCTCAGGATGGTCTTCATCTCATCCATAGTTAGACACCTCGCATTTTAGAAATTAGGTTGAGTGCTGCTTTCTTTGCTTCCTCTGCCTCAGCATCCCGCTGAGAATCAGCACGGATAGCGGCGAGCGCAGCTTTCGCCTCGGCCCTCGAATATCCAACGTCCCGCAGGAGATTCTCAAGCCCTCTAACTGTCTTAACCTCGTCTACAACCGCTTTTTTGTTTGCGGGGAATGTAACGAGAGAGACTTCCCAAAGATCAATGCTTTTTATAACTCTTATTTTTTTTCTATTGCGCATCTCATCTTCCCAAACAATGGGAAGAAAACCAATAGACAAGCCACGAATTGCACGATTCTTTAGCAGGATGTACGCCTCGCGGCCTTTCTCAAGATCTAGCAAAAGCCGCCCCTCTACCCAAAGCCCTATCTCATCCTCATATACCCTCTCATATACCCCGATAGGCTCCGCGCTATCATGCTGCCAAAGCATGACCGGAGTCTTGCTTTGTAGAGTCTCAGCAAAAGCGCCACGGACGATTACGTCGTCCCAATCGTCTACAACGTCGAATACCGACCCATACCCGCTAAAATAGCCCTCATCACTGATCTGCTTGATCTCCATCGGGTAGCTCTTCCTGCTCAGTACCGGCATTCGTACCACTCCCCTCTGTATCTTCTTCGTTGTCTATTCTCATATTCATCGGTATCAGGTGGATATCCCCGCCCTCATACGGGTTCATATCTTCCATTTCGCGGACCTCATTGGGACTCAATACGCCCATGTTGATTCCCTTCTGATACGCGTCATAGCGGCTATTCAGGTCTCCCCGCTGCAAGCCGTCCAGGTTAAAACGCACCTCAAGCCCCGGCTCGCCTGTATCGTCGATGAGGTCCCTTGCTATCGCCTGTTCCCAACGACGCACCCAGGGCAGAAGAGTATAACGAACATACCCCATGCTCATTTGCTCAATGCCGCTGCCCCAGCTTGTGGTTTTTTCCGTACTCTGAATCATGAAGAGGGGAATACCAAAAATGCGCGCTATATCCTCCACTTGAAAGCGCCGCGTCTCCAAGAATTGCGCGTCTGCGTTTGTCATGGAAAGCGCCTCGAACTTTGTCCCCTGTTCGAGTATCGCCGTGGCCCCGCTGTTCTCCCCGCTATACGCAGATTGCCAGTTCGTCTTGAGCCGCTGATATGCTTCTTCCGAGAGGTTCCCCGGAATACTCAGCACCCCGCCGGGCTTCGCCCCGTTTGCGAAAGTGGAGGCCCCGTGTTCTTGCGCCGCCAGAGTGAGGCCGATCGTCTCACGCTGGCAAGCGATAGGTGATATCCCCGTCACCCCGTCCACGCTCCGATACATCACGTGGAATATCTCACGCTGGCCGACCGTCCTTGTATCCCCGTTCGCAAAGGTCACGCTGTATTCGAGTTCCCACGTGGGAAGCTGCCGCACCGAAATCATGCCCGGCAGCAGGGGCAGCAACTCCACAACCCGCCCCACTGCGTCACGAACCTTGTACGCGTAGAAGTCACCGCGCAGGCACAAGCAGAACATCGCCAGCTCGCGCCAGTTGAATGACGTGAGCCACGGACACGGGCGATGAGCCAGCAGCCGATACACCCAGTTATCCCGTTCTTCTGTCCTCTCGCCGTCAAAGCCGCGATAAACCTTCACAGGCAATTGCGCGACGCTTTCCGCCAGCAGTCCGACACACGCATACACCGCCGAACATTGCAGCGCCTTTGAGGGAGAAACGTCTATCCCCGCCTTCGTGGGCATTCCGTACACCTGCGAAAGCAGCGCAGAAAGCGCGTCCGCTGTGACGTTGCCCGACTTGTTCTCTTTCTTCTTTCTGCCTATCTCAATCACCCCCTACACGGTTAGCAAGCCGCGCGTCTCATATATGCTTGTATCATCCTCGCCTTGAATCTGGCGCGATATCGCCATACAAAGCGCCACAATTCCATCTATCCGCTCCGCGCTCTTGGCCTTGTCAGGCTTGATGTTCTCAGCTGGGTCGATTGCAAGTACAACATTTGCGGCCATCCATCGCAACACAGGGTTGCCACCGTGCTTGAGCTCGCCGCTCATGATCTCGCGCTCAAGCTCCTTCGCCGCCGGGCTCAAGGTCTGGAATCCCTGCCTAACAGGTACGACCTGAAAGCCATCCTCCTCAAGCTGTATCGCCAGCTGGGTAGCATTCCAGGGGTCGTATCCGATTTCACGCAGCCCCCGGAACTCTGCCGCAACCTGTTTGATTCGTTGCCGGATATACTCATAGTCAATCACGTTGCCCGGCGTAGCCTCAACATACTCATGACGAACCCACGCGGAAAAGGGCACCCGGTCCCGGCGCTCTCTCTTTTCCATCTCATCCTCGGGTATCCAGAACCACCCCAGCGCGTCTCCCGTTCGGGGAAACTTCAGCACAAAAGCGGAGATATCCGTCGTACTCGAAAGATCAAGCCCGGCATAACAGGGCTCTTTTCGCAGGTCTTCCAGGGGCGTTTGTTCTCCGCAAGCCGCCCAGGCGTCAGGGTCTATCCAGCGTGTCTCCGCCTGCGTCCATACGTTCATATGCAGTCTCAAGAAAGCATTGAGCGCCGCCGGGGCCTCCCTCGCCTTGCGTATCTTGTCCCTCAGATCATCCAGCTTCACAGATACCCCAAGGTTAGGATTTGCCTTCACCCATACCCTTTCATCTGTGTAGTCGTCTTCCTCATCGAGGGTAAAGATGATCCCACAAAAGCTATCATCCTCAAGTGAGCCATCTAGCACCTTTTCAAGGTAGTCGTGAAGCTCGCGGCATATCCCCTGACGGGATACACCCGCCGTCGTGATAGCGAACATGAGAGGCTGACGCCTTGCACCCGTGGCCGTTTCCAGAATGTCCCAAAGGTCCCGCGTCTTATGCGCGTGCACCTCGTCCACAATGGCCCCGTGGATGTTGAGGCCGTCGAGGCTGTTGT